GTAGATTCTCGTTTCCCAGACTTAGGGAAGGTAGCCCTGCTATCTTTCCCTCGATACCCTGGAGACTTTATTTCTCAAAGATACGATGCAGTAATTGCAGACAAAGAAGTTATAACAAAGAAACATAAATTTGTTATGAATCCAGACTTGCCAGAAGAAACAGAAGGAAACACTTTAGAAATTGAGTGGGACGAAGATACTATTCTGTCATATAAGTTTCCTGGAATGTTTGCTATCAAAAGACCTACATGGGTTGTAAATCCTACTCGCAAGGTAGATGATTTTAAGTTAGCATTTTATACAGACCTCGGAGATGCTATGATGCGTTTTGCTTGTGTGCCTACTTATGCTTCAGATGCTTTCTTTAAACAGCAGGAAAAGGTTCGTGCAACTATGACAATTGTAAATCCTATTGATTCTAATAAGAGGTTTATGGAATCTTTCAAGCCAGACCCAGATAAGAAATATTTTGTCCATGCGGACCTTGCACAGAAGCATGACAAGTGTGCTGTGGCTATTGCTCACGTTGAGAAGTGGGTAAATGTCCAGGTAGTTAAAGACTATGCACAAGTAATGCCTATCGTAGTAGTAGATGCAGTAGTGTATTGGGAGCCAAAGATTGAAGGTCCTGTTAATCTTTCTGAAGTTAAGCAGTGGATTCAAAATTTACGCAGATTAGGCTTTGATATTGGCATGGTATCCTTTGACCGATGGCAATCCTTTGACATCCAAAATGAACTTAAGTCTGTTGGTATAAAAACTGAAACTGTATCTGTTGCTAAGAAACACTACGAGGATATGGCTATGCTTGTTTATGAAGAACGCCTTGCCATGCCAGCCATAGAGTTGCTGTTTGAAGAACTAACAGAGTTAAAAATTATGAAAGGTAATCGTGTAGACCACCCTAGAAAGTCTTCTAAGGACCTTGCAGACGCTGTTTGTGGTGCAATCTTTGGTGCTATCTCACACACACCTAGAGACCTAAATCAGATGGTTGAGATACATACTTTCCGTGATAGAAAAAAGACTGAAGAGTTACATGAATTTGATAAACGTAGTATCATTGAACGCAATAAACCAGACCAAAAAGAATTAGACTCATATTTTAAACAATTTAACATTAATATAATGTAATGATATAATTAAACTATGGAGCATAATGGCTAAAAACGTAAAACCGTTTCATCATCGTGAAAGTGAACATTTACGTTTGCGAAGACCAAGAAACTTGTTGCGTAGCCAGAAAAAAATGAGTATTGCTAGATATGAAGCCCAAAGCCGCATGGCTCCAAGTAAGCAAAATCAAAATTTATCTTATGAATGAATGGTATAATATTCTTGTCAGGCATTTCTGACAAAGGAGACCCCATGAAAAACCCTATTAAAATTGCAGCATCAGTACTGATATCATTTATATTTATGATTTCAGCACCTATGGCTTTTGCTAACACTACCAATGAGTATAATCAAAAGGTAGCAGAGGCACAGGCAAAAATTAATGATTTACAAAACGAATTAAACAACGCACAGGCAAATCTTGAAAGTTGGATGAACTCTTCTAATGAACAAGCAAACCTAATTAATGATGCTCAAACAGCAGCGACTCAAGCAGAGGACGCATTGAATGAAGCGGTCAATGACTATGCACTTAAGAAGAGTGACTATGATTCTTGGTACAATAACGAAGTTCGTACTGCAGAACAAAAAGTTGCAACTGCGGTTAGTCAGGTTGCCGAGGCTGCAGACTTAGTAGATGCTACATATAATAATTATTTCTTAGCCCAGAACAATGCAGATAATGCTCAAGCACAAATGAATCAGGCACAAATTGATTACGATACTAAATTAATCAGTGATGGTGGTTCTGGTACATCTGCTGCTGGTCTTGTTGTAGATGTTTACACAGGCGTTAGTCGTTATGGAAATCCTCCCTCAAGGTCTGACGTTACTTACACTAAATGTAAGACAATTACTGTAAACAACATTGACGCTAACTGGGGCGGTGGCGACATTGCTGGTTGTGGTTCTGATTACATCATGCTTCACTACCGTGGTTACATCACTTACCCAACTACATCTAAGGTATATTTTCAGGCTCCTGCTGACGATGGTTTTTACATGTCTATCAACGGAACTCAGGTAATCAACGACTGGTCGCTAAAGGGTTGTGGAGCAAACTCCACAGGAATGTTCTCCTTTACTGGTGGAAAATCTTATGCTATTGATGCATGGTTCTATGAGTGGACTGGCGGTGCCTGTTCTACTTTGAACTACAAATCTCTTAATGGAGGCTCTTACGCAGTAGCCCCAGCATCATTCTTTACTCAGGGTGCAGTAGCAAGTCTAATAAAAAACCCAGCACTGCTTGCTATACTAAACAACAAGATTGCTTCTTATGTTCAGGCGGTAGCATTAGAGGAACAGGCTAACAAAACATATCTAGATGCAGAGGATAACTACGATGGTAAATACTTAAACTATATGATGTTCAGTCAGGACTTGTCTGGCAAAAATTCTGTACTAAATCAGTTAGAAATTATAACAACCGATTCTGAAAACAATTGGCAAGCCTGTAGTGATGATAAGGCTGTAAAAGATGCAGTCCTTCGTGACTTAAAGGCACAATATGGTTCTACATTCAATGCTATTGAAACTGCTGCACTAAGGGTAGATGATTTAGAAACAAAACTTGCACAGGCAAAAATAGATTTAAAAAACATTCCAAAGCCAACTGCGGCTGAAAAAAGAAAACCAAAGAAGGTGACACCAAAACCTATGGCTGATGGAGCCTATGTGCATAGACCTACGTTTGCACCTATCCCAAAATAATTCCCCCAAAGGAATTTGAGGAAAATCCAATCTCAAATATTCCAGGACTGGGGGCAGTATTCAGTGGATTGAGTGATGCTTTCAATGCATTGTCAAACATTGGTGCTGATTTACCTCCAGCGGTTCGTGAAAAGGCAGAAAAGATTGTGGTATCAGCAATTATTGTAACTCAGATTGCAACACAGGCAGCAGCAATGGCTACTCAAACAGCAGCAGCCAGTGCGTCTACATCAGGTTCAAGTAGTTCAGGTAGGAGGAAAATATAATGAAAGATTTTTTGAGTGATATGATAAATCAACTATGGACTTTGTTGGGCATGTTTGTTGCCTGGGTAGTCCTAGAGGGTTCAGCAAAAACAGTTGTAGGCTATTGTATTTTAGGTAGCACTGTCTTGTGGGGATTAACCTACAGACTTAGAAATCCAAAAGACAAGGAGGAAGAATAATGAGACTATTTGGTAATGTATTTATGCGTATTGTTGCTACCTTTGTTGCTTCTGCACTTGGTGTAGTTGGTGCTGGTAGCGTAGCAAGCGGTATTAGTGGTGTCGAGATTCCTATTTGGTTTAGTGCTGTAATGGGCGGTATCTTGGCAGTAGCAAAGGTAGTAGAGTTACTAGCCTTAGCATTCCTTGAAGATGGCAAACTATCTCGTAATGAGATTAATGCTGCTTTCCGTCAGACTATTGCTCTTAAAGATGTAGCACAAGACGAAGAGACATCTAAGCCTAAAAAATAACTTGACAAACCCCTTTCGGTAGTTTATAATAGATATAGACCTGAAAGGGGTTTTTCTATGTCAATGACTTTTGACGAATGGCTACAACATGGCTTAACACAAGGCTGGGTTGGTCCTGCTGTGTGTGCTATTCACGATGGCTTACCAACAACTGCAGAAGAAGATAATGGCTGGTCCGAGGGTGCAGATGACTGCATTCATGTTCTAAGACTGTATCAGGATGAAGCAACCAAGTTGGCTGTGGAAGAAAATCATGCTCCGTCTGTATGGCGAGCAACAAACAGTGGTTACACTGTATAATTAAATAGTGATGGGCATTAACTCAGTTGGCAGAGTGTTCGACTGTTAATCGAAATGTCCCTGGTTCGAACCCAGGATGCCCAGCGAAGACCAGACACGCAGACTAAGATTCGGTGTGCTTAACAGAAATACTAGTAAAGGCTGTTACAGATTGTGTTCCTATCTGGGTTTCAAGGAACAGGGAAGCAAAGCCCACTGTGGATGGTTGATTCTGAATTAACAGACGATAGCCCATCCCTGCTTTGCTTTTTGCCACCTTAACTCAGCGGTAGAGTGCCATACTTGTAATATGGAGGTCAACAGTTCAAATCTGTTAGGTGGCTCCAACTACGAATGCTATAATAGTATTACTATGAGCAATCGTAGAATACATCTTGAAAGGAAGTATTATTATGCCAGAAGCAATTTATAAAGAACCATTCCCTAAAGCAAAGCGTGGAGATGGATTTAAAAACATGGCTAGTTACCGTAAGCACCCACACCGTGGTGTTGACTGGTCAGTAGCCGCACATAGCCCAATCAAGGCAATCACAGGTGGAACAGTTATGGTCACTAAGTGGACAGACGTTCTAGGTAACATTGTTATCCAGTCTACCTATGACAAGCACTTCATTCTATATGCACACCTAGCAAAGCCATCGCCACTAAAAGTTGGAGACAAGGTTGAAGCAGGAGTTACTGTAGTTGGTGAAGTTGGTGGTGGCAAGGACACGCCAAGCGGTACCGCAAGTACTGGGGCACATTTGCACGTCACATATGGAACAGTTCAGGACCTAGTATCTGCTGACATCAGCAAACTAGCAGACCTATTCGCTAAACTAGACGGAAAGTAAATCGTGCCTACCTATAATTTTAAATGTCCAGACTGTGAAAGCATTGCACAAGAGGTAAGACCTTTTGAGGATGCTGATAAAGAATTACTTTGTGATGCTTGCAATATTGCAATGCATAAGGTATACTCAGTAGGAGCAATTAAATTTAATGGTGGAGGGTTTTATTCAAATGATAAATAATCTAATAGAAGATAAGAAATGGACACTATCAGCACTGGATAGATGTGATGCGTGTGGTTCACAGGCTTATGTTCAAGCATTAGGTACATCAGGGGATTTGCTTTTCTGTGCTCATCATTACGATGGCATTCTGAGAAATGAAAAAGCACAGGAAGCAATGACCAAATTTGCTTATCAAATAATTGATGAGCGTGAACAACTTGTTCAAAATAGATTAAAAGAGGAAAATTATGTATGAATATAAAGTAAGAAAAATTACTAACGTAGTAGATGGAGATACCATTGACGTTGAAATTGATTTAGGATTTGACATTGTATTTGTGTCAAGGGTTCGTCTGGCAGGTATTGATACCCCAGAAAGTCGTACTAGCGATAAGGCTGAAAAGGTTCTTGGTTTAGAAGCCAAAGAATACTTAAAAAAGAAATTAAAGGATGCAGTTAATGTTGTTATTCGCACAGAAAAGATGGATAGTTCTGAAAAATACGGTCGTATTTTAGGCTGGTTATTTATTGATGGCGATGGCACTTCA